TACGGAGAGTCTTTCCTTCAAAGCCTCTGCCTCAGGAGCGAGAGCGACGTATGTATTTATAGTAGGAGATGGAGACGGAGACGGAGAGCATGTTTCTGGCACATGCGGTGGCATTGCGTTGGCATTGCCACGCCATCGAGAATTGGCGTTTTCAGACTGTTTTTTCCGGTAAGCCGCCTGCTTCTGCCTTTCCTTCTCAAGTCTAGCGTTCCTCATGCAGCCATCGGCATCCTTTTGGAACTTCTCTTGGCAGATAGCTTGGGAATGCGGTGGCATTGCCAATGCAATGCGATCGAAGTCCATTTGGCTGACGTATCCCTTGGACCACTGGATGCAGAGCAGAGCGATGTACGCCCCTCGCTCCTCGTTGGTCATTGTTATTGTCCCAGACAGGAAATCGTCAGCGTAGAATTGAAACGCTGGTGCGCCTCTTTTGGTATCAGCGCTCATTCTTCGCCCTCCGATTTCCAGAATTCAATCCGGTTCCTGGATGCTTCAGACTTTGCTGTTTGCAACAGGCTGCAAAGCTGGTCGACGCACTGTGGTGCTATTATAACAAGCGCCGCCTCTCCGCTTGGATGATGCTGACTTATGCAACAGTATCCGACGTCTGACGCGTAAATTTCAGTCTGATACTGGTTCTGGATTTCTAGCTTCATGGGTCACAACAAAAACCCCAATCCAACCAGCAGAAGGTAGCGTAGGTGCACGCGACCACTGTGGCTGTGGTCGGAAAACCATCCTCTACTGGCTGGATTGGGGATTCTGTTGTGTTCATCTGGTGCTCGAGGGACGCTACTCCCTTTGTCCTCCTTGGTGAGGACGCGCTCAATGTGATTGGAAGCGAATCATGCGCAAGCACGAATCGCCAAATGATACTACTTATTCTTCACCGCCCAGTCATAGATGAGCAGGGCATCCGCAGTTGCCAGTGTAACCTCCAGATGGGGAAACAGCTCTTGAGCCTTTCCCTTCAGCTTCCGCTTCCACTCTGGCTTGCTGCCGCAGTTACGCGCCGTTCCGATCCCAAGCCCTCGTTGCCACGTGTGTGGATCGACACGTTCCAGCCGGAATCCAAGAGCGATAGCGATACCGATGCAGATTCCGTAGTTCTCAAAGAGAACGCTGGTGGTGGAGGAAGGGATGTTCTTCCCCACGAATCTGGGGAGCTGCTCGATGGCCAGCATGGTCACTCCACCGGCCCTCAGGGACAGCAGGAGGCTGAGCATGTCCGTTGGCGTGTCCGGCATGTTGGCGGTCTGGACGACATTGTCTTGATCGTTCCATGCAATGCCGCCGCTCTTGCCTGGGTCAATCGCTGCTATTCTCGTCATCTGGAAATGCGTCTTCGGGGTAAGAGATGAGCCCCAGCCGGATCATGCGTTCCATCATGGGCCAGTTGGGGCTCTTGGTGATGTCTACCTTTGGCTTAGGCGCGTACCACAATTCCCTAGCGCAGTCTGCGCACGTAGGCCGCTTAGACCAGAACTCGTCTAGCGGCAGGGTTCGATCACACCTGATGCAGGTCTTGGTCAGGGGCTTGTGTTTTTCTTTTCGGCCCATTGTGGCAGATCTATCTCTGCCTCTTCATCGGAGTATCCTGGCCATTCGTTGAGCGTCTGGCATTCGGCCACCCGATCGAGGAGAGTTAAGTAGTCTCGGCGACCCCGCTCGAGGACTCGCGCTGAGACTCGATGGAGGCATACGGCGTATGGTGCCTCCTTTTCAACGGCAACAAAGACGAAGTCGTTCTTCTTCCTGTCGAGGTCCCACTCATCAAAGAGATGGTTGTGCAGGTCGAGGTAGTAGGCTGCCTGCAGGTCGTAACGCCAATCCCACATCGACTTTGAGAACTCATCGCGGCGAGCACCGCCAGACCCGACCGTCTTGAGGTCGACGATCTTGGCGACGTTTGGAACGCAATCAATGCGTCCCTTCACCCTCACGACTGTGTTGCGAAGGCGCACCGTGTTGAACACGGACACCTCAGTCTCGCAGTTCGAGAAGTACTCGGCCGCGCCCTTGTTGGACATCACCGAGTCCCTCATGCCGCAGACCTGATCCATCATCTCCTGATCGATGATCTGCGCATTCGGATTCTTCTCCTCCCAGAGCTTCCAGTACTGGATGGCCTCCAGCGTCGACTGCGATGGCTTGGCGGCCTCCTGCTGAGCTTTGGTGGGCCTCTTGGGCGCGTCATCAGGCAGGGTCTGCACGCGCTTGGAGAACTTGTCCGACTCAAGCAGAGCCATGTGGACCAATGTGCCCAGCATCTGGGCTGAAGTTGGAGGAGTCCTCTTGCGCTTGCCGAACTTCTTTTCCCAGAAGTGGCGCGGCGAGATCAGCATCGGCTTGAGGTCCGATACGCTGATCGCTGGATCATTCCTGTACTCGGTCTCATCCAGACCGAGATGGATTCCGGAGGCGATCATGCGTTGATCTTGGTAAGGAATCCCTCGAAGTTGCTGAGGATCTTGGTCGCCTTGTCCTCGCCGACATCGCGATAGGTCTGAGCCTCTCCGATCCAGTTGATGCGCTTGAGGAACGCATTGGCCGCCGCCTCGCAGCTCGCCTTCTCCATGGCCGCCTCGAGGTCCTGCTTCCACTTGGACTCAGCACCGCTGTTGCGCCATTGCTCGAGCAGCTCACCCGTCTGCTCTGTGACTTGGAAGATCTTGTCGACGAAGAGGCCGGAGCGGTCCTTCGACACGGAGACACGATGGTCCAGAGCCACATCGAAGACGGTGGTGAACTCGTACTCGATGCCGTCGCGCATGATCGGAGCGAGGCCGACCTTCTTGACCGACTTCTTGCCCTTCTCGTCGACGTCCTGCACGTAGTCCATCTTGGAGCGCATGCAGCAGATCAGGTGGACCGGAGACTGCAGGACCGCCTTGATGATGTCCGAGAACTTGTCACCGGCAGCACGCCAGTTGGTGTAGCTGTTGGAGCCAGGACGCGAGTCGAGCTGGCTCTTGTACTCGAGGATGCCCTCCCAGAAGTGGGAGGCGCTGTCGATGATGATGCACTGGTAGCCAGCCTGAACTGCCGCGCTGATGCCCTCGACGAACTTCTGGTGATCGAATGGCGGCGCGAGATCGAGCGTGTCGAACTCGAACTTGTCGGCGTACAGGGAGGCGGAGCCGTTCTCGGTGTCGATGAGTGCGACCTTGCCGGTGGGGCCGACCAAGCCTCGAGCGAGGCGGAGTGCGGAGTAGGTTTTGCCAGAGCCGCTAGGGCCGGTGACCGCCAGCTTCAGGAAGACTTTCTTCCGAGTGGCCTTTGTGAACGTAGGTGATGACATGGTTGTGTTACCCGATTCGGGCAGGCGAGACACTAGGTGTTTTACACCCAGCGTCAACGAGATCTTGGATCTATTTCCTACTGGCTCTTGTGTCGAACGAAAGGTTCGTTCGGGTGCTCGTGGCCGTGCTCTGCGAACTCAAGGTAGGCGCGGCAGTCGATGTAGTTGTCCTTGTGGAAGACCCTCACCGCCCTGTGGATCTTGAAGCTCGCCATCATCAGCTCCACGACGTGGGCTGGGATTGGAGAAGGGAGCTCGATGCCGTAGAACTGCTGGAGGATTCCAGTCCACTCCAGACCAATGTTCTTGTGCGAGTGATGGGGTTCTCCGTAGACAGTTCCCCTTTCGCGCATCGTTTGATGCACGGCATCGGCACTTGAATCCATGTTAGGTTAGGCCGCTGCGTTCCAAGGAAGGGGAGGAACAATGACCGGAGGATTGATCTGATCATCAATCTGTTTCTGCACCGATGCTTCAGTGGCGGTCTTGTTGATGCCAGAAGCCCAGACCCATCCCAGCACCTCTTCCTCGGTCAACTGAGGATATGGAATGAAGGCGTTGGGATCAGGCGCAGAGAAAGAAGCGGTTCCGTAGCAGGTGCCGTTGTGGCCATCTTGACTGCCATTACAACGCCATGCTGCCGTGACGACCACATCCTGAAGCGGTCCTTCAGAGGGTTTTACCCAAAGTTGTTCGATGATCCAGTTCACTGTTTATCTTGGGATGGGGGTTGATTGATGGAGTCTTCCTTAGCGGCTGCTGCGGTAATCAGGTCACTGAAGAAAACTCCAGCGCGAGCTGCTTGGATGCCGCCAGCTTTGACGGCCACGTCGATGAGGTTGATGAGCACTTGAGCTTGTTCTTTTGTCAGTTCGATCGTCATAGGAGCGCGATGGTAGCGAGAGAGTCAGCGGGGGCAAGATTAGTTCCAAACTTCGAGGTGCATTCCAATTTGATTGAATGTCACGTTGCTGTTGTATCCAGCATTATAAGATAAAAGCCTAAAATATAAGCTAGATGGCGATCCAACAGACATCGATCCTGTAAAATCCCTAAATCCAGCCGTTCCCCTAATGTCAAATGATGCTACATCATTCCATGTAGATCCATTGGTAGAGTATTGAAGTGTTAAACCAACGGCAGACGTGACTGAAGTGCTTAGGATTTCATCCCATAGCATGAATGTAAGTCTGTAGTTTGTTGGTATGAAACCAGCCCTGAACATGGTGAATACCGAGTTCTGGGCGAATGGCCATGGCATGTTTCCGCTGCCACTGGCTGGAATGTAAACAGTTTGTGCTGCTTCACCTCTTGAAAATGAGAAATCCTGACGTTGACCTGAAGTTGCACTCACCGTGGCCCACACCGGATTTGCTCCAGTTCCTTGAGTCTTTAGGAACTGACCGTTGGTTCCAGCTCCTAAGCGAGTCCAGCTTGATGCGCCTCTGTAGAGGATGTCCCCCTGCGCCGCAGACCCAACAAAATCAAGGATCTCAGACAGGGTGCATTCCTCTCCAACTCCACCTAATGCAGTCTTCCTGCCAAGGATCCTTGAGCTGTTGGTAAAGGTGACGCCGCCAGTAGGAAGACCAGCGCAGTTGTCCAATGATCCACTGGCTGGAGTTCCAAGGGTTGGATTGATTAAGGTTGGGCCATCGTTGAAGACAGCCTTCCCGAACCCCGTTTCATCTGTCAGAGCAGAACGTAGTGACGCGGATGTTCCATTGGCGAAGAATCCCGTCATTCCAGTGGCTAAGGAACTTAAGCCAGTTCCACCATTGGCCACTGGAAGCACTCCAGTCACACCTGTCGTCAGCCCAATCTTCGACCACGACAACGATGTGCCACTGCTGGTGAGGAAGGTATTGGCAATTCCAACCTCAGTGATTCCTGTTCCTCCGTTAGCAACAGCCAGGGTTCCAGTAATGGAGGCCGCTGTGTTGAGGTTGACGGCACCGAAAGCCAAAGCAGTGCCTGCATCATTGATCCTCAGCACCTGTCCGACAGATCCCGTGATGGCTCCGACATTGGCAGTAGAGCTTCCAGAGTTTCCAATGACGCTTAGACCGGAAGCCTGCTGGATTTTGCTGTAGCTGACCGCATTGGAATCAATGGTCCAAGTCGTTCCTGATCCACTAACAGTGATGTCTCCCTTGTCTCCATCTGGAATGGATGTGCCACCGCCATCTCCGAGGATCTCCTGAGCTGTCCTGGATTTGACGGTGGTTCCATCAAGAACCAGCACCTTGGTCGAGGTGGCGCTTGTTCCGTAGGTTGAGACGTTTAGAAA